AATTGCGTGAGGAAGTTTTTAAAACAGCCCAACAGCCTATAGATATCATACCTTAGATGGTACACACATCTCTCTGATTTTTCTCTGTTCCGGCATACCCGAGCCTTACCCACCCATATATTCCTTAGTTCATTGGGCTCTAGCTGTCTTTAGATGGTGATTTCTTGGGTAGCGCTGGACCCGGTTGGGGTGTCCAGGTAGTAGCGGACGTGTGACGGTACGAGCTAACGGCGTGTTGGGATGCGGGGCCAGAGGCGATGGACAGACTCTCAAGCAAACTTTTAATCTCTCCGATCGCTGTTTGCTGGGCATGCAGGGTGTCCTGAATCTGCCGTACCGTAGTCTCAATGTTGAACAGGCGACGCCTTACTTCCTCCTCAAAGTGCTCTGGCGCCCGAGACACATTGAGCCTGGGAGGAAGGCGCAATGAGCCTGCCGAGCGCGAGGACGTGGGCAGAGGAAGGTCTTCCTGACAGTCAGACATGATAGCCGGGTGCCAAACGAGATGCCTCATTCGGCCAAAATGGTTTTAATTCAGCAAAAAAGACTACAGGATAGCAAGACAGACCACATTCACACATACAAACAGGACCTTAGAGAGAGAATGACAACAGAGGATTAAACATAGATACATGATCTCTTGGCAGTACACACATAGCTAAGGACACAGTAAGACAACGGACAGGAAGGGGGTGAAGGAAAGATGGTCAGGACGGCTGACAGACTACGGGGGTGCTGCTAACCCGTGTTTCAGGGCTAGGGGTGCGGGTGCTGGAGCTAGGGATCGAGGCCAGTAGCTGCAGGCAAGGCAGCGAGGAGCTCAGTGAGGGCGGCCTCCGCCTGGGGGTTGTCGTTGGCCGTAGGGTTGAACTCGAGGATCATGGCATCAACCTCTTGCTGGCTCGAGATGGTGGCGGGCCATCCTTTGTAGCTCCCAAGAGTTGCGTACTCAGGACCCCCGTGCTTGATGAGGAGCGATTTGGCCACATATGCCAGACTTTTGTACTGTGTGGAACGCACGGGTCCAAGGTTCGCCCGGAACCCATAGTACTTGTTGTCCCCGACAGCTTGGATGGCGAGCCTAAGGTTTACGATGTCATTGGGGTAGTTGCGTGCAATGGTGGCCCAATTGAATCCAGGGAACATCAACATGGCCTTCCTCACGCACTGCAGCACAACCATCCCCGAGTTTTTGGCCTGTTCGAGTACCAGACGGAGTTGCAGGCAGCTGTCCCCCACAAGAGAGGCCCAGTACTCTAGGCATAGCCCTATCTCCGCTTCGGGCAGTCTTTGCAGCACCGTGGCGTAGCAGAACTTGACAAGGTTCACGTCCAAGGTAATAGTCCTGGTGGTCTGAGACTTGATACCTTCAGTGATCTTAGCGAGTTTAGACGGCTCGATGGTGCCCCTCTTGGCCAGTGAAATAAACGCCAGAGAGTAGATATAAGTTCCACCCATGATAGCCAGAGGTTGAGCCTTGTTGAACAAAAACTCCATGATCCGAGAACATTGTGCTATTGTCAAGTCTGCAGGAGGATCCACGGGCATGTTCTTCATGTCCATTCGGGAGCCCGGCCATACTGGGATGGCAGGGTCAAATCCTGGGTTCGTGATGTCTGCGTCTCTGACATGGACGAGGTCCTCATTTCCGTTGCCAATTTCGTACTTGAGGAAAGCCCACAGCTGGCGGCGTCCTCTGTCTGTTGCCTCTGCCTCTGCCATCTGTTCCCCTAGACTGCGCGAAACAGAGTTAGCAACTGCTATGCACCAGGAGGCCTGGACTACATTATCAGTCTTTAGCAGGTGGGCCTCTCCGCGGGACAGAATCAGGAGAGAGGGCATCAAGCTAGTAGACGCATCTCGTTGCTCCTTCATGGGGAGCAATCCAGAATTTTCACCCCACAGATATTTTGTGAAGCTGACACCTCCAAATGCCAGGTTCACTTGGCCAGCGGATATGTTGGCATGGCCCATACGCGCGCGCCATGCCGGAGTAATTCTCGGGTTGGCCATCTTGGCTTGTGGTCGCAGGTGGTTGCTTCTCTTGGGACCTAAGGGTGGAGAGGGTGACTGGCGGATCCTTCGCTCCCAAAACTTTATGAGATCGTCAACTGACGTTGTGTGTTGATTCACTCGTTTGTGTCTGACAGGATTCCTGGAAGATTCCCTACTGGGTGGCTCTCGCCCAACTTGGTTTTAAGACAGCAAACACTCCACAGCGTTACTTTGGTCAGATAATCAATAAGTAGAAGAGACAATACATAATAAGGGCATGCATAGATGATTATAAGATTGAGTAAGGACCATTATGAACGACGGAGATAAGCACTGGGATAAGTTGTGTCAATAGGTTCATTAGGAGGATACAAAGGAGAATGGATGCGGCTGGGGGCAGTTGCTATGGGCGCTTCAACTCTAACATCATCAAGTTGTACAGCCGCTTCGACGGAGTCCTCTTGGGCAACTTGAGTTGTTGGACGGGAACGTCGGCTAATCCAGTCTACGATTCTGGCTGTACCTCCCCGAAAGTCCGGGTCGGTGTGGCGTTTAAGGAGCAGATACTTAGCACAGGAACTAAAACAACAAGTTAAGATTTCAACCCCACAGCCGTAGGCTCTATATAGACAGGTACACGTGATAATACTATTTATAACTGATTTAATGAGTTGAAAGACCATATAAATCCCAACTAAACCCCCGAGGACCACTGATACGTTCCAATACCACCCCCATATTTTTGACATGAAGTTTTTCTGAATCTCCTCTAGTTGCCCRGGATGRAAGAGACCRGCACCATCAATACCAGAGAGGTCRGCAGGCTGCCTTGCGGCGGCTGAYGAGAGAGTATGAGATATTGCAGGTTTCTCAAAGGAGAAGAGCAGCCGCTTTTGAAATGCCAACAATTCTTCAAGTGTATAAATACCTGATTTGAAAAGGTCGTGGGGGGAGGTATAAGACCATTTTCCCTCTTCTGGTTCCGCTGATAATGTTGTGGGGGCAGGTAGTTGTGTCGAGTCAGGTCTCAGTGCCCACCACCTTCCTTCAATCATAAAACCGGCTGGTACTATGGGGCTGCAATCAATTTCTGATCCATAGTGCACCAGTATCCTCGACCGGGGTTTGATGAACATTGGTGTGTTGTTGAATGTCACCGGTAGTTCATTGTAACACCTGCCACTGGGTTTTCTAATAGTGACAGGGACAGCCTGGCATTCCATCAAGTAAATGAGCTCGCCTCGTAAAATGGCCGTTACACCTGGCCTTTTGCTATAGAGCCATGCAAATTCCTCAGGGTTCATAACTGCAATCGCGATTAAGTGGCGGAGTAACTGATGTTTAATGTTGCATGTTCTTTTGTGAAAGTGCTCATAAACCAATGACATTTGGTACCCCATATGCCTTTCCAAGTATACCAATTTCGAGTTTATATATAGGAACATATCAACGTTAGCAGGGTCTACAATACTTTTCTTGAAGAAGAATGAGGGGCTCCCCGGGTGCTTCATAACAATGAATATTTTTGGGTGTTCGGTTCGCAATGCGGGTTGATGACACACGAGTGTGGGCCCAAGAATACCCACAGCCATGGCATGGGTTGATGAGTTAACAACCAGTGTTTTCGTATCACGGTGTCCCTGATAGATGATCCCAGCACCTTCATGCAAGACCAGGTAGGAAGTGGGAGTACAGTCTTGATTGTCCTGAGTGGACCAGAACACGTCTCCAGCAGAGGCATCGAATGACTGACCAGTTTTAAACGGATGCATATAGCCGGTTGACATTTTTAAATCTCCTGTATCTAAATCCAGAGAGGCCCACTCTTCCCTTAAGGTTACAGTGTAGGAGCTCTTCATGACAGCATCATGATACGCTATACCGTTATGACTGAAAGATGTGCCTCTACACTTGAATTCTGAATCTGAGTAACCGTGCTCAGTGATGCTAATTTGCACCGTCTCATTTACTTTAAATCCTGTTAATAGAGTTCCTGATCCAACAGCTAATTTACCAAAATGATGGAGGTCTGCACACTGGGTGTTACTCGTATGCATGATCTCCCCTATAGACATGGGTCCTACACTTGTATGATGATGCATCCCACAGTGGTGGATGACGGATGACCGGATAACCAAGCACGAGAATGTGTGTACGCGAGACACAGATCTCTGTTGGACGACCTGGATCACGCTCAGATATTCAGACTGGGGCTTCTGGTCCAATTCACACGGCAGGACTGAGAATAAGGAAATTGTAGTTATGTTGGCCACAGAGCTAGTGCAGTCGTAGCCTACCAACCCCCATGTCTGACCCCCTATGGCCACCAACACACACAACACAAACAAATACCCCGCATCCATGGTTATAGGTTAAACGTTCTTTATGAATATAAGGAATATATACGAGTACACAAATAATAAGTGCTACACAAAACAGGGTCAAAAAGGAGGCTAATATCAGGGTACAATGACGGTCAGCAGACACTCAGAGGCGCACCTCTGGCGGCGCTTTTTGCTCTCTCTAAGAGAGCTCCACGAAACTATCGTCTCGCACGAATTCTCAAAACGACCTCCAGCAGGATCAATGAGGTGACGAGATCTCAAATCACGAGCGGGTCTAACAGAGAACGACTCAGAGACAAGGGAGCTCACGCACAAACGCTCTAACTGACACTGTGGGCTTCTGCCCATGGTTTTAATTCAGCAACCGGACATACGATTAACTTTGCTCATGCTCAGAGAGGTTCACCTTTTTAGTCACTCGTCGGCTTCATGATCTCCCCTGTCCGGGGGGTCAGAAATTAAAGCCGGTGGTATGGCAGACATCGCCCATCGAAGCCCTTGCATCCAGTAGGGAATAGGAGAAAAATCCACCCCGAAAACCCGAATAGTCCCTGTTTGTTGCTCACTGAGGTAGTCAGTAAGACGGTTTCTGTTAAGCCCTAGCCTAGGGGGAAATTCCCGCATAGCAGCCAAGAAGTGTTGCTCAATTATTCTCATAGTGAGGATAGGTTGGCCGCCCCTTAGGAATAGGAGTGCCACAGTCATAAATGCCCTGAAGGTAAGGAACCTGCACCCAACGATTAGACAATGCGTCAAGGTGTTATAATACTCTGACTCGATATTCGTGAAAATGCTCATCATTTCATGGTAGCAATCAAGACTGAAGTTAGCCATTGTGTCCAAGACGAAGTTAAGCCACTCTTGGGAATTCGGGGTGTCACATTGATGGAGTCGTTCAGGTAAGAGCACTTTCGTGACTTCCTCCAATTTTGACCATCCATAAATTGGAAGCCTGGGAAGTAGTGCTCGAACCAACTTTGGGTAATTAGGGGTTAGGTCCAGCTGGGTTACTCGTTCTGTATCTTCATTACATTGTCGTATATATCTACCTAGATAATGATCCAAGCTCACCTCAACGTTCCTCGGAGGGTAGACAGGCCGTTGTCCATAGCGACAATCGTACTTGAAATTAGCTTGGGCAATCAAGTATAACTCCCCGTCAGAGGTTGCTGCCTTGGACCTGATGACGTACAGAGCCGTGCATGATGGCCCTAGCAGTCCTATGCATGGGAACCAGACAGAGGCCTGGGTCGCATATACCTTCATTATAAGGATACTCCCCTGGATAGCCCTTCTAAGGAACAAGGTGCAGACGTTTAACAAAAGTCTCTGATGGTTATTTAGCCTCTCCTGCACCTGCAACACTGTCTCCTCCAGCTGGCCGGGAATCTCAGCGTCACAACAAATGATGGTGTAATGGGATGTGAGGTCTTCTAACCTCTTGCACGTGGTTTCTTTGGTCAGATCAAAGTATTCCTGCTCAGTAAGCTGATCAATGATTCTAACCCCTGTCCGCCTGGCTACTTCATAAGCTAAGATGCATAAAGGCGAAGAGTCGACCCGTGATGGTTTAGTGTTAAAGACAATGGTGGTAGTGCGGTCTCCAAGAGCGGCAAATGTTGCACAAAATCCCCCATACCCGTCACCAAGGCATGCAATGCAGGAGTACGTGGGTAGGCCCTTTATACCCAGTTGGTGTAGAAGATAAGCCAACTTGCTCATGGATAAGTTCCCAGCACCTAACGGTCTCCGCATCATGCGTGGATTTAACATAATGCTAAACGGGTGTTTAGCGAGCTCATACTGAAGAGATGAAGAATCTATTTTATGTGGAAAGCATTGCTCCGTCCTGAACCCACGGATCTTACAAAAGTCCGAGTTGGGCTTTAAAGGAGGAATGACCGTGTCATACACGTCTAGCCGGACTGTAGGGTGCTGACTGTAGGCCCTTTGAGCGGAACGGAGTTTACTCAGACAGGTAGATTCGTTGCACCGAAGAATGGTTAGCTCAAGGTTATCCTGGATGAGACTGATAAATGTCTGGTATGCTTCCTCATAATCTAAAGCATCTTCCGACCACAATGCTAGGATTGACTGTACATCTTCTTCTGGGATCCCATACCTAATGATACACATCTTAGTAAATTGTGGTACACAGATGTATTCTTCTATGTATAATTCGTCGCCCCCAGGCCTGACCTCAGTAAACTGGACTTCCAGAGCCTGAATTTCCTCTGATACCTCATCAAGAAAGGGGAACAGCCGCATAGTTATCCGGTCCTGAGTTAGCTCTCTAGCCCCGAACACTAGCTCATTAGGGGACACCAGCATCCCTGTAAAGGCAGCTTTTTTGATTCGGTCAACCCCCGGGACATGGAGTGCTCCGGCTAGAAACACCTTGTCCAGCACACTCATACGGGTAGCATAAATCCGGGATACTATATCTTGCTTGACTCGAGGATCTGACGACACACTTACATTGGCTATAAGAGGTTTGCCTCTCCAAACGTTCATATACTGTTCATAACATTTCTGACCGAAAATAGGTGCGAAAGTACTAGGGTTATCATAGACAGAACTATAGGACATTCTCAATGTCTTGCGGGCGAGTTTTTGGAACTGGTTAAACCGTTGATGCTCGTCAAGGCCGTGTAACACATGAGTCCAAGGCAGTTCACTTGGGGGCGTGTTGGCAATAGAAGTATGGTGCCCTTCTAGATGGTCAGATACATACCGCGAGGTAATATCCCAGTATATTTTGAAGGCTAAATCCGTGAGAAAACTACTTAAGCTGACCAGCCCATAGCACTCATCCTCCTCAGGAGTTTTATGTCGACCCTGGAACCCTTCAATTGCAGCTTGTCCGGCAGCTGACAGGACATGCTGGGTTTCTTCTCGGAGGAGTATATGCCTGTTCCAAGCTCTATTCATGGCAGATTGGATGAGGCATGATTCTGCTTCCTGTACAGCGAGTCCCTCCTCATCTGCTACATAGTAATCGTCCGGTCGGAATTCCTCAACGGCTTTTGCAATCTCTTCGATGGCTTGCTTTCCAAGAATGAAATTATCCCCGAGATCGAGTGTGGGGAGACAGGTTTCGGATAACGTCATGGCGGGTTCATGAATTGGTGTCATGCAGTCTTTGCATGTTGTGGTAACGGCCCACAGTGTGTTGCTCCGCGTGGTGGGCTGTCCCATCCACAGGCCGAAAGCAATGTATGAGGTGATGATGCAATTGATCTGTAGGAAATTAACTAGGTAATGATCTGGAGACTGTGACAGAAAATGATGCGAATGACGGTTAGTTTTGACACGGGTGTATATATTGAGTAATGTATTGGGAACAATCGATTGTCTGTAATTACTGGCCCTAACATGGTGTTGGATTGTGCGGCCATATACGGTGCCTCCGACAAACGGCATGATATCATGGACAGAGGCCTTCGTGTAGGCTTCCAATAGTTGTTTTACTACTTCAGGGAAGTTACTCTGGACCACACTACCTTGGCACTCGGTGGTCACGTGACCCCACTGGTACAGCTGCATCAATGTTCTTACTTTGGGGGTGAAGACATTTTCTACGGGAATTTTTGCCTCCGGTTTACCTAAGCCTGACCCAGTAACTGCCCCTATAAATGGTGTGAATTTTCCTATGCTGAACAAAGGTGCTTCCAGTTCAGGGGCAGGCGGGTCGTAGTACGTAGTAAAATGATGATAACCTGTGTAATCAGTTGGATCAAACTCATCTGCATCCCCGACCATGATTTGGTGCTGCACACAAGGCTGTGAAACTCCATGGATCTGGTGCCGCCACGTTACCTCTCTTATATGCTGTGCTCGCCTCCAGGTGCAGGTGGATCTATCATAATCGTCTAAGAAGACGCTGTTCTTTAGTCTTCGTCTCAGGATTTGGAAACGGTAATCGCATAAATCCTTCTCTGCCTTGAGGCACTTACTGAGAGTTCGATTAGCGAACTTCCGACCCCGTTTAATCAACAGCAGGTTGTAGATACTTCTTCCAGATTCAAACTTTCGGATGAGTTCTGCTACAATAGCACCGGGGCCACAATTGAAGCAAGAGGATAAGAGCTTGACGTTCCATATATCAGCAGAAAATAGTACGGTCAAAAAACGTTGATCGAAATTGCTTTTACTTAGTACAAACAGCTGCTTCACCTTTTCATTCCTGACTATATGCTGGAGGAGCCTGGTGACATCCTGTCGGATAATAGTGCTCACCGCCTGTGGTTTTACCAAAGGGAGGGAATAAGGGTCTGCCATTAGGCCAGCAAAGGACTTACGGGGGTCATCTATGGCTTGATGCAAAAACCTAATCATTGTTTGCCCTATCGCAGGAGATCTTACTTTTGCAAAATCACACAGTTCCAAGAAAGGCGGCAGGAGGTCAGACTCCGCTCGAACAAAGAAGTTGTGTAGGAATATAATCGGAAAACCCCCTAACAAATTCGGGACCTGTAACAGAGCCGCCATCTCTACCTCAGTCAACACTTGATAGTCCTTGCGCTCGAGAAGATGTGTCACGCTCCAAAATATAGCCACAAGGTAGCAACTGATAGGAGAAGGGGATGTTTTGGATGCACTGTGGGCATTTGAGAAGACTGTGCCTATGTAGTCATCGATAGTACTCATAAAGGCATTATTTGCCCCATGACATTTTTGTATTTTTCGATAGGTTTGTGGCATTTCAACGTCATTGATAAATGTATTTTTGGAGTAAGCGAAGTAACACTCTGAGGCGTAAGAGTCCTCAACTTTCAGAACATGCCCCATCAAGGTTGCTTGCTCCGATAGGCTAGTTAGGATCGTCTTCTTAAGGGAATCGATGCTAGTGCGCTCCAAAACTAGTGGAGGTACCATAACAGCAATCCTTAAGTCATCACCCTTACACAGGATAAAAAATGGGTAAGGATGTTCCTCCATGCACACTTTGATCTGATGGATATATACGAATACCCAAGTGTACTGCTGAAGACCCTCGATGCCGCCTAATTGGCCTTGCCACTTCCTGTTCTGGGCAATGTCAGGCATGTATATGAAAGACATTTCAAATCCTGTCTGCGTTTTAGAAAATATCTCTACATCATAAACACTGTCCAGTACTTTCTGTGCGATGGGGGCTACTGAGGCATGCCGAAACCTGCTGTTCCATGAGCTCGCATCTACCTGAATGATAAGCATAGTATGGCCTTGGTAAGCATGTTTGAGCATACGAAATCCCAAGAGTTTACGGGCTACATCTAACTCTCCCTGGGTCATTACATGTTCGTCTGAGTACTTGTCAAGAAACTTCGCTACATTTAATTCCTGTATGATGCTTCGTGCACGGTCTTGGGCAGTTTTTGCTCCAAAAGCCCTAGCTGCTATTTTGTGTTCCTTCTCTTTGGGGACTAACCTAATGACTAAGTACGGACAAATCAAATCCCATTCTCCAGCTACGAATTGCTTCATGTATTCCTTGTGATCAGTGACATCATTTGGCCATAACAGGTATAACAGCAAGGCTCTGGTTTGAGACCAATCAGGCCTGTACTTGCCCTCGCTATCTTCATCGTCTTCAGGGAAGTAAACCTTTAACACCTCATCCCGGAGGAATGACACCGTGCGATCTTTTATGAATGGTACAAAATTTTCAACCCAATCAAATTCCATACACGGGAGAAGATTCACTAGGGCGTAGTCTGCAATCCGAATAGCACCGTACTGCTTGTGATGGGTAATGTTCTTGGGGTCTTTGTTCTGGTCTCGAGCCGCTATAAGTGACGGGTTGGCTCCAGGCTGAAATTGAACCGGCGGCCACTTCCCCTCCCTCTTCCTATACTCCCGAATGAAACTTTCTGTCGCGTACAACTTAGCTCGTTCTACCTTCCCAATGTTAATGAACTTATCCTCTGTGACTTTCATTCGTAAAGTTTCAGCTGTCAGTTCCATGTCCACAAAGGGGTGGCCGGCTATCTTACTCAGGCAAGATAACTCATGCTTAACAGCTAGGGGAGCCGATCTGCAAAGCTGTCGTAGGTGTGACCCTTCATACAAGAAACCTGTTTTCTCATATAATCCCGAATTGATAGTTCGAAGGAACTCCCGATTACCCTCCCCTTCCACCTGATAAAGGGACTCTCCTATGCATATACCCTCCCATACTTTACTTATGTCAAAAAACTTTTGTTGAAACTGCTGCGCTAATGTCATCCATTCAAACACAAACTTTTCTGTGATAGATAATAGGTCCAAGCTATATATATGAGGTGGACAAAGAGCCGCATAGACCAATACGGATAGGATGTCCATCATCTTGTTGTGAATTAAAAGTATATAAGATCGAGGGAGCAAGGTGATCCCTGAAGCCGTGCGAATCACGCATGATCGACGACTCCAAGCTACAGATAACCCCAGTTGAGGAGAATGGAAGAAGCTCAATTTGGCTACACGAGCAATGTAATCATCCTGCGTCTCCTCTCTCTGCCTCGGTCCATCAACAACTGGAATTTTCCTAACTAAGTCATCGAGTAACTTTTTGACTGTAACCAACTTATGAATACTGTTAGTGCTGTGCACACGATCCCTCATCTGTTGGATATAGCTCGACAGACTGACCTGAAGGCTGGATTTCATACAGTTGAAATTCCACCCTATTTGGCATTCCGCCACCAAGCTCATCACGTTGATCACTGTCATCATATGATTATCTGCGCGAGAAGCGATTGGAAGGGAGATACATGCCAAGTAGATTTCTGGGAATGCATGGTAGTTCACTCTCCATGACTTGATGTCACGTGATATACCTGCATGACGGCAAGCTCGGAGTAAGACTTTTTCATCAATATCGACATTATCACTGGTCAACTTGCCATACACGACTTCTGCTTGGGACAAACGAAGTGCAACGTCAAACTTTTTGTCAAAGATCAGCTCATGAGGAGCGAAAGAAACTTGTCGTTGAGACATGGTTGGCTCTACGCCCATGTGTTTTTTGTCTGTTAAGACAAATTCTATATCGGTAGGCGGACAGGCGTTGGTAACTCCATTCTACGTGC